TTAGAACGTGAGCAAATGCAATTAGATAATGCTCGCAAAGCATTAGAACTTCAACAACAAGAACTAAAACAAAATACTGAATTAGCTCTTAAACAATTGAAGATTGAAACTGATGCTGCTAACCAAGCAGAACAAACTCGTGGCACTAATACCAAATCTATTGTAGATGCTTTAAATACTATCAACAATATGACAAAAGGAAATAATAATGTCCAATAAAGTAGACGCTATTACTAGCATACTTAATGACGAACATTTTCAAGCTGTAGTTAAAGAGCTACAAGAAAATCAATTACAACGCATCATCTACTCTAATGCAGATCAAACAGATGTGCGTGAACAAGCCTATCAAAGAATAGCTTGTTATAACGAACTTATGTCTTACTTGGAATCAATCGCTAAAACTAGCGACATTAAAAGTAAAGCATGGAAGATATTTTAGACATTTCTAAAATGGGTTACCTCCCCTAGAGGATTATAGGAAATAAAAATGAGTGAAACAACCATGACTCCAGAAGATTCTGGAAGTGGCACGCTTACTGTAGGTCAAGCAGCCAATGCTTTTGAAGGTCTAATGAACACCCCAGCTAACTCTACGGAGCAATTAGAAGGTGAACAAGAAACTGAACAAGTAGAAGCTCAAGAAGCAGAGCCACAAACTGAAGAAGTAGAAACAGAAGAAGGTGAAGCTGAAGAACAAGAAGAAACCGAAGTTGAAGAAGAGGAACTCCCCCAGACTTTTAAAGTAAAAGCTGCTGGCGAAGAAAAGGATGTCACCCTTGACGATTTAATTAAAGGTTATCAACTTGGTGCTGATTATACAAAAAAAACTACTGAAGTTGCTGAACAACGTAAAGCTGTTGAAGCTGAACGTGCAGCAATTGAGGAAGCCAAGTATGCTCGTGATACATACGCTCAACGTTTGCAAGCTATAGAGCAATTTATAGTCTCGCAATCTCCTAATGAGGATTTAACATACCTCAAAGAAAACGACCCGATAGGCTATGCTGTTAAAGTTGCTGAACTTTCTGAAAAGAAAGAACAACTCAATGCTATAAGAGCCGAACAATACAGAATTGCAGAAATGCAACAATCTGAAAATGCTCGTGCCATGCAAGATAGAGTTGCACAGGAAGCACAAAAATTAACACAGGTCTTACCAGAGTTTTCAGACCCAGCTAAAGGCGAAAACCTCCGTAGTGAGATTCGTAATTATGGCAAATCGCTTGGTTTCACAGACGTAGAATTATCTAATGTCTATGACTCTAGGCACGTTGTTACATTACACAAGGCAATGATGTATGACAAACTTCAAAAGTCAAAACCTGCTGTAACGAAGAAAGTTTCTGAAGCACCAAAGATGCTAAAGGCTGGATCGTCTACAGGTAGTAACAACACAGAAACAATTAAAAAACAAAAAGCACAGTTGCGTAACTCTGGAAGAGTAAGAGATGCCGCAGCTTTATTTGAACAATTTTTAGAATAAGGAAAAATCATGGCAACGTATCAAACCTATACCTCTATTGGTAATAGAGAAGATTTGTCAGATGTTATTTATAACATTTCTCCAACAGAAACTCCATTTATGAGTTCTATTGGTAAGACAAAAGCAACAGCAACATATCACGAATGGCAAACTGATTCACTCGCAGCAGCAGCAGCTAACGCTGTAGTTGAAGGTGACACAGCTTCTGACATTACAATTAGTCCAACAACACGAGTAGGTAACAGAACTCAAATCTCATCTAAAACGATTAAGATTTCTGGTACTATGGAAGCAATTAACAAAGCTGGTCGTAAATCTGAAAAGGCTTACCAATTAGCTAAAGTTTCTGCTGAAATTAAACGTGACATGGAAAAAGCACTTTTAAGCAACACAGTTGCATCAGCAGGTAATGCTACAACAGCTCGTACACTTGGTGGTTTACAAACATGGTTAAATTCTAACTACGTTGGTGGCACTAACGGTACTGCTGGTTCATTAGGCACTACAGCTCGTGTATCTGGTACAGACGCAGCTTTCACAGAAACAATGTTAAAAACAGCAGTTAAATCTGCGTTTACAAATGGTGGTAATCCAACAGTTCTTATGACTACACCAACACAAAAAGTAAACGTATCAGCATTTACTGGTGTTGCAGCTCAACGTTATATGGCTACTGGTGACAAACCAACAACCATTATTGGTGCAGCAGACATTTACTTATCAGACTTCGGCACATTATCTGTTGTACCTAACAGATTTATGACTGCAGACTCTGGTGACAGCGGTGAACAAGCATTTGTTCTTGATCCAGAGTACGCAGCAGTTGCATATTTACGCCCATTCCAAACAAATGAATTGGCTAAATCTGGTGACGCTGATGTTACACAACTTTTAGTAGAATACACACTAGAAGTGCGTAATCAAGCTGCTCACGCAATCGTTGCTGACTTAGCAGAGTAATAAAGGTTTAATGGAACTTTATCCATTATTGAGTGCAGAGGTTGTAGGTCACGCTTACACCTCTGTTATTCTTTTTATAGTAACATTTTAATACACTTGTCTGTAAAAGTTGTTTTCACTCAATTCACAGGCAAAAGGCAAATGAATGAAACCAATAACATTTAGAACAAGCGTTGTGCATGATACTGATAGTGGTTTAGTTATTGAAACTAGACAAGACATTACAGATATTATAGATAGTAATTACAACCAAAGAAAACATACAGATAAACACACTCGTTGGGGTGATGATATATTTGATAACAAAATAGCTAGTATTCCTATGACTGTCTTTGACGAATTAAACAAAAGAGGTATTGTGCGTGGATTCCATGTCATAGACCAAAAAGCATTTAGAAGATTTCTTAATGACCCAGATAACAAAGTGTTTCGCACACGAGAAGGCACAGTATAATGGCATTTACATCATATACAGAACTAAAGTCTACAGTAGCTGATTACTTAGCACGCAATGATCTAACAACACAGATCCCAGATTTTATTCAATTAGCAGAAAATAGATTAAGACGTGATCTTCGTATCCGTCAAATGCTAAAGTTTGTAACAACAACAATGACAGCTGGTGATGGCACAGTTGCATTACCTAGTGACTTTTTAGCTATGCGTGATTTGCATTTAGAGACAACACCTATTAGCACAATAGAATATCAAAGTCCAAGTAACTTTTTTAGAAATGCTCGTGTAACTGATTCTGGTAAACCTACCATTTATACAGTATTAGCCACAGAATTTAATTTTGCACCAAAACCAGATAGTGCATATGTATTGCATATGCTTTACTATGCAGCACCTACATTTTTAAGTTCAACTATTCCATCAAATGAGTTTCTAGCTAACTGCCCAGATTTATTATTATATGCAGCACTAGGTGAAGCAGAGCCTTATTTGATGAATGATGAAAGATTACAGACTTGGGCTTCATTATACGATAGAGGATTAATTTCTTTATCTAGTTCAGATGAGTCTGGTGAGTTTGCAAGCAGTCCCCTATCAATTTCTTTAGCTACGAGGTAAATCATGGCAGAATTTAGTAATTATTTAGAGAACGCACTTATCAATGCAGTTCTTCGTAACACAACGTATACATCACCTACTACAGTTTATGTGTCATTATGGACTTCAGATCCTACTGACGCTGCATCTGGTACAGAAGTTTCTGGTGGTTCATACGCTAGAGCAGCTATTACATTTGGTGCACCTTCCAATGGTGTAACAACATCTAATGCAGATTGTACATTTGCACAAGCAACAGCTTCATGGGGTACAGTAGGCTGGATTGGTATTAATGATGCCCTTTCATCTGGCAATCTTTTATTCCATACACCACTAGATACAAGCAAAACAATTGACTCTGGCGATATATTTAAAATCGCTTCTGGTTCACTTACAGTAACATTAGCTTAAGGATAAGTCATGGCTCTAGTCGTTAAAGACAGGGTACGAGAGAACAGTACCACTACAGGTACAGGCACGCTTACATTATCTGGTGCAGTTAATGGCTTTCAAACATTCTCTACAGCCATTGGCAATGCTAATACAACTTATTATGCTATTGTTAGTGGTGCAGAGTTTGAGGTAGGTCTAGGTACAGTTGGTGCTGGAACATTGTCAAGAGATACTATTCTAGAGTCATCTAACTCTGGTAGTGCTGTTAATTTTAGTGCTGGCACTAAAGATGTATTCTGTACATACCCTGCAGAAAAAAGTGTATATAGAAATAGTTCTGACGTTGCTGTATTAACATCCACAGACGTTACTACTGGTTTAGGTTACACACCACTAAATCCAGCTAATAATTTATCAGATGTTGCAAATACTGCAACTGCTAGATCTAATTTAGGTGTAACAGCTACTGGTGCTGATACTAATTATGTATATCGTGCTAACAACCTATCAGACTTAGCTAACACTACTACATCTAGATCTAATTTAGGTTTAGGCACTATAGCAACACAAGCTGCTTCTAGCGTAGCAATTACAGGTGGTGCAATAGATGGTACTACAGTTGGTAGCACAACACCTGCCTCAGTATCAGGAACTGTATTAAGAGCTACTAACGGTATTGTAGTCAATAATATGAGTATAGGTACAAGTTATTCTATTCCTAGTGGATACGGTGCTATGAGTGTAGGTGCTGTTACTTTAGCAAGTGGTGTTTCAGTTACAGTTCCTAGCGGATCAAGATGGGTGGTTCTATAATGCCAAAAACAAAAATATCAGAATATTCAAGTACTGCTGTTAGCAATACAGACGTACAAAGCATTAACATTGCTGAAGGAATGTTACCTTCAGACGTAAACAATGCGATCAGAGCTATTATGGCTCACCTTAAAAACTTCCAAGCAGGTTTATCTGGTGATGACTTAACAGTTGCAGGTGATTTAAGTGTAACAGGTACAGGATCAGTTAAGTTACCAGTAGGCACAACAGCAGAAAGACCTACTGCTGCTACAGGAAAAATAAGGTATAATAGCACATTAGGATCATATGAAGGTTACGATGGTGCATCATGGTCATCTCTAGGTGGAGGTGCAACAGGTGCAGGTGGAGATACAGTATTTAACTTAAACTCACCAACAGTCACAACAAGTTATTCTTTCCCAGCAAACAAAAATGCAATGTCAGTTGGGGCAATTACAATTAATAGCGGTGTAACAGTTACAATTCCTAGCGGCGCTCGCTGGGTAGTATTATAAGGGGAAACACATGGCAGTAACGATAAATGCTTCAACTTCAGCAGGGCTAGTTCAAACAGCAGATACTAGCGGTGTTTTACAATTACAAACTAATAGCGGAACTACAGCTCTTACTATAGATACATCACAGAATGTAGGGATTGGCACTACTAGTCCTGCTGTACCATTAGCTGTTTATAAAGCATCTGACTCTTCAATTAATATTCAAAACTCCACAAGTGGTGTAACCAATGTAGATGGATTACAGTTGTTATTAAGTGGTAGTAATGGTTATATGTGGAACTATGAAAGTGGTGCTAATATATTTGGTACAGCTAACACAGAACGTATGCGTATAGACTCTAGTGGTAATGTGTTGATTAATACTACTTCAGGATTTAATGCTGGAAAAATGTGCCTTCAATTTGATGGAAATGGAAATATTGGTTTTGCAATTAGAAATTCAGTTGCAACAAATCAAGTAATTATGGGATTTTACAATTCTTCCAATACAGCCATTGGTTCAATTCAACAGAACACTTTTACATCTGTTGCTTTTATAACATCTTCAGATTATCGTTTAAAAGAAAATATTGTGCCTATGACAGGTGCATTAGACAAAGTAGCTTTACTTAAACCAGTCACTTATAAATGGAAAATAGATGGTTCTAATGGTCAAGGTTTTATTGCTCACGAACTTCAAGAAATAGTGCCTGAAGCTGTTGCTGGTGAAAAAGATGCTGTAGATGAAGAAGGTAATATTAAACCACAAGGCATAGACACATCATTCCTAGTAGCTACTTTAACAGCAGCAATCCAAGAACAACAAACCATCATCAACGACCTAAAAGCAAGAATCACAGCTTTAGAAGGAGCAGCATAATGCCATTAGTCCTCGCAGGAGCTACATCAGGCTCAACAACAATACAAGCAACTGATGCTGTAACCCAGACAATAACTTTACCTAACGCTACAGGGACTGTAATGGTAAATGGTCCAGCGTTTAGTGCTTATCAAAGTTCAGCGCAAACTGGAATTTCTCAATATACCAATACAAAAATTACATTTGATGTAGAAGAATTTGATACAAATAGCAATTTTGCTTCAAGTCGCTTTACTCCTACTGTAGCTGGTTATTATCAAGTAAATGCAGGATTGCAATTACCAAATGGTGTAGGCGCAGCTGTTTTATGCAATCTTTTCAAAAATGGAAGTGCATATAAATCTGGATGTACCACAACAGGTAATGCTTCTACTTATGCAACATCTACAGTTTCTTCTGTTGTTTATTTTAATGGCTCTACTGATTATGTAGAAATATATTCATATTCTAGTAGTGGGTCAGCAACATATAGCACAAGCACAGGAATTGATAGAACTTATTTTAATGCCGCTATGGTAAGGGGCGCATAATGTTATACGAAAAAATTAAAACAATATATCCAGAGCTAGAAGATAAAGACTTCCTTACAGTTATCACATTACAAAACAATAGTGACGGTAAAGGTGACTACATAGCTAAATGGGAACATCCTACACTACCTAGACCTACAGACGAACAATTAGGAGCACCACAATGAGTATAATTTTAGACGGCAGTAACGGAGTCACGTTTAATGACGCATCTCTACAAGGAGCTGCTGCATCTCCCTTTGGATTAAAGAACCGCATCATCAATGGTGACATGAGAATAGACCAGAGAAATGGTGGTGCTAGTGTTACGCCTACTGCAACAGTAGTATGGAATTATACTTTAGATAGATGGGCTGCAATTATTTCAGTAGCAAGTAAATTCTCTGTTCAACAAAATGCAGCCAGTGTAACACCTCCAGCAGGTTTTACTAATTATTTAGGCGTTACATCATTATCTTCATATTCTGTTGCTTCAGGTGATTACTTTTGGTTAGAACAACCAATTGAAGGATATAACATAGCAGATTTAGCTTATGGAACTGCTAATGCTAAAACAATTACTTTAAGTTTTTGGGTAAGAAGCTCATTAACTGGAACATTTGGCGGTTCATTAACTAATGCTGGTAACGATTATGCTTATCCATTCACTTATACAATTTCATCAGCAAATACTTGGGAACAAAAAAGTGTAACTATTGCTGGACCTACTGCAGGCACTTGGA